ATGGCCGTGACCACAGCCCACGGACTCTTCGGCGTGTCCACCGACTCTCCTTGGCTTCTCGTCCGGACAGACATAGCTTGTCATCACAAGGCGAAGTACTCGAAGCTGAACTCGATGCGGCAGAACCTCACAGGGAAGGGAGGCGATCGCCCGGAAAAGTCGTCCGCACAGGGCGATTTCATCAGCAACAATTAGATCAGCGGAACACCCCCGCGGGGCCAGACAGCGGATGGCCCCCCTGGTGCTGGAACACCAGTAGGGGCCATCCATGACCAGTTTTCTCAGCGCACGGCGAAGTACTACCGAAAGGACCGGACATTGAGCGATGCTACGCCAGAAGGCGGCGACGCAGAAGACACAATCGGCAAACAGGGCATCGTCGAGGTCGACGTCGGCAGTGACTATCTGGGAACGATAACGGTGCTGCTCAAGCTCATTTTGGATGGATTGCCACAGGATGTGTGGCCCCCAACTGGGGTGTGGCGTGCCGAGTTGGAGTCAGCCCTAGATGCAAGACCAACGCATGAATGGTCGGACGGCGAGGGGTCAGTGATGGCCGCTATCGCGACGTTCATCGCGTCCCGATAGTTTCTGGCCGAGCGGGTCCTGCTGTGGGTCAAGCTCGTCAGCCTTCGCCTGCTGGCTAGATTCTGGGGTCGGACGCGTGAATTGCGCGAGAAGGTTCTGCGCACGGTTGACCAGATCTCGCTCCTGGCCTAACACGGCCATCATGCCGGCCGCGGTCGAACTCAGACCCGGCGCCATCCGCTGGAGCAGCGCAGCTTCGGCCGCCAGGTCCACGAACTCGGCTTCGGTCCTGTCCACAGTTTCTTGATCGGTTGAGATGAACTCCTTGAACAGCTTGTGCATTGTGTCGATGAGGCCAACTGCGATGCTGGAGTCCGGTGGAGAGCTGATAACTGGCGCTGTGGTCCCGCTCGATCCTTGTCCATAACCGTCGTACCCTGCGATCGTCAGCGCTTCGTAGGTATCCCAACCGAGAGCGAGCGCGAGATTCACTACCTCAGTCGGTTGGAGTGACAAAGCCGTGCCAAGCTCGATTGCGCGCACCCTTTCTGGGCGCATGTCGGCCGCTTGAGCCAAACCCTCTGGCTGGACGCCGGCACGTTCGCGTGTGCGGCTGAGTGCCTTGCCGAATGCTATGTCGTAGCGCTCCGCTGTACCGGGGGTATCGCGCGGCCACTTTGGTCGGCTCGCCTGCGCAGCCTTGGATGCCCACGCGTACTCAGACACGATCGGTCCGCTGCCAGCCAAGATCTGATCGACGCTGCCGGGTTCCCACCGGAGGGCCTGCTCGATTCGCGAGTATGAGCCTTGACTGAGAGTGCGCTTGCCGGTCTCCAGGTCTGAGATCGTTCTAGGCGTGATGCCCGTGGCGTCCGCGAGGTCCTTGGCCAGCGGCATCCCGATTAGTTGGCGGCGGTTCCTTACGTACTGCGCCAGGCGTTGCAAGCTCACACCCTTCATCCTGACGGAAACCAGAGGAAACATCTACTAGGCCATTTCGCGCCCTTCTTCATCTAGCCGGAAACACATGGATGAGATTTGGATGTCTGACGCATGCTCTGAGCTGCAAAAACAACTCGACTAGAAACCGTTTCCGTTTCATGATTGACACCGTTTCTATTTGTTTCTAGTCTGATGAACGTGGCTCTAGTTGATGACCCGGTGAGGGTAGGCGCGACGGTTCGTGCGTTGCGTGAATCAAATGGTTGGGCGTTGGGGAAATTCTCGAGCGTCATCGGCATGTCGCATGGTCACCTCGCGAACATCGAGGCTGGCAGGAAGCGATGCACCCCCGAGATGGCCCGCAAGATCGCAGACGTGCTCGGCGTTCCGTTGGCTGCCATCACCACCGGAATTGCACCCGAGGTGATCGCGGGATGACCGATGGGAACGCCAGTGCTCTGGTCTCGACCGTCACTACCTACGCCCTTGAAGAGGCAGCCGAGCATTTCGGTAACTCGCCCGAGTGGCTGGCCCAACAGCTGAGGTCTAGGCGGTTCTCCGGTTACAAGGTCGGCCGGAAGTGGCGGATGTCCGACGCGGACATCGCCGATGCCCTGGAGAAGTGCCGCCGTGACGCGAGGCCACCCGCAGAGCACTGCGCGGCTGAATCCGGCCCACGGCTAGCCAGTGCTACAGCCACAACGCAGCGCAGGTTCGCATCATGACGACTGCAGCTGAACAACATTGAACGACAACTGAATACATGAAAACGCTGGCGGTGCCTAACCGCCAAGAAAGCCACCGCCAGCGTCCCTACCACCAACTCTACGAGGAGTCGGCATGCAACACCGTACAGAAAACAAGCCCCGTCGGCCTTGGTTCTTGATCGCGATGGGTGCGGGCGCGGCCATCGTCGCGATGTGTCTGGCGAGCCCGGACACCAACGCCCAACCCAGTGACTCGCTCGATGCGGTCTTCGCCCGTCTGACCGATGAGGGCTACCGCGTCACGGTCGAGACATTCGGTGACTGCGACCCGCACGACGGCTCGATCGTCGCGACCCGGATCGGGCCGACTGTGTGGGCAGACACCACCGCCGACTCCAAGGCGGGCGGCGGGGGTGCCACCCCTGCGAGCACGGGCCAAGCGGGGTCGCGCGGGGGCGTCCCATGGGCGCGGTCAGTGTCGTATCGCATTGCGTACGTCACCGTGAACTGCCAGCCAGGCAGCGCAGTCCGATGACCACTATCGCCCACACCTTGCATCGCGCTCTGACAGAGTCGCCGTCGCCGCAGAAGTTCTTCGATGCCCTGGCCGACGCCGACGGTCAACTCGACAAGGTGAGCGAGCTGGGCTACCTAGCGTCGTTCGCGCCGCCGCCAATCTACTTCGGGCAGTGCGTATGTGGATCAGTGTTCGAGATCCGCCCTAGCGATGGCCGAGTCGATCTTACCGGCGACGACTACGAGTCCATCCGTGATTGGGATGACCTCCACAGCTATTGCCAGGACGGTGACCTATGACTACTTCGAAGACCGCACCGACAGTGTGCCCGCGCGAAACATTGCCCGAAACTCTGGACTGCCCGCGCGGATGCGGATACCAGGTGCTCGCGAGACCCGTCACTGCACAGGGTGTTTGGAATGCAGGCCCGTGGCGGATGCAGGTGCACGAGATGGTGGCCGAGGTCTTCGGCCGCTGCCCTATGCCGCCGATGGTGCGGAAGGGGGCCCGCTGATGGGATTCGGACCGAACCCCGCAGAGGTGCGTGCCGCCGAGGAGGCTGCGCGGGAAGCGCGCGAGCGTGCGACGTCGAAACCGTTGACACCCTTCGAGAAACAGCTGTTGGCAGTGCTGGGGGAGATCGGGGATGCGCTCAAGGCGTCCGGTGGCAGCGACGTGACTGTGACCGGATCAGGCGACGGCGGTGAAGTGTCCCGCCGTCGCCAAACTAACCAGCTCGGCCGATCCCGACAATGCCCCTGCGGCCGACAGGTCTATCTCGGCAGCGCCTCGGGTAAGTGGGTTCATGTCGACGACGCCACCCCCGCGTGCCCTGTGAAAGGGGAGGTGGTCTGAATGGCCCGCCGCCCCGAACCCGGGTTGGAAGCCGCCGCGAAAATGTGGGACGCCGCAGCGCTTCTCGCTGAAATCAACCACGCCTACGGCGACGGTGTGCGCCACTCGTGGAACCCATTCGAGCTGCGGGTAACCGCGCAACTACTTGAAGCCCGTCACGCCGCGAAACGGGCAGCATCATGACCGCCCCAGCGATCGACGTCGACGTGACCGAGCTAGTGGGCGTGATGCCGCAGCGGGCGTGCGAATGCCGTTCGTTCCTGTGCGAGCGCCATCGCATCATCGTCTGCGGCAACAAAGCGAAATGGATGGTACGTATCCACGCCTACAACGAGGCCACCGACGCCTGCTCGGACCCTGTGCTGCTCATGTGCGATGACTGCCTCGATGTGTGCACCAAAGCCTCTGAATCGCTAGAGCTTCCGGGTGAGTGCGAGTGCGGCCGGGTGTTCGGCTGCATCGAGGACATGCTGAAAGCGGTCGCGCTGTGAACCGCCCTGCCACACCGCCGCCGTGCCCGGTCTGCCGGAAGCCGGCGCGATCGACTGTCGATGCGGCTGTGCGTTGGCATCGTGACACCGCGGGTGGTGACTGCCCGATGTCGGGTAAGCCGTTCGCGTGGGTGCTTGCCGCCGCTGATCAGGCGGTGACAGCAGCATGACCGCGAACCCCACCACCGGAATCCTCGGCGTGTACACGCGACGGGATCCGCAGTTCCTGCAGCCCGGGTCACCGGAGTGGTCGAAGACCATCACACCGTCGAAAGTCGCCGCGATCCTCGGATTCTCCCGCTATGAGTCGGCATACCGCCTGTGGCACCGCATGACTGGCCGCGTCGACCCGGAACCCCACAAGGACGCGTTCGATGTCGGCCACGACCTGGAAGCGTTCGCCGCGAACCGGTGGCGCAGCCGTAATCCCGGCTGGCTGCTGTCCGACGGTGAAGTGCAGGTCCACATCGATCCCGGCAAGTTCGGGTTCCCGTGCGTGGCCACGGTCGACCGGCGCGCGGTGCGGGGCCGGTCGCGGCGCGTCATCGAGTTCAAGGCCGCCCGGAACATGACCGACTTGGAGCTGTTCGGCGACGACCTGACCGGTGACTGCCCGGAAGACTATGCGGCGCAGGTCATGACGCAAATGTTGTTCACCGGCTGGACCGACCAACCAGGTCATCTGTTGGCCGTTGGCCCGTACTTCGACGAGCGGATCTACGAGATTCCGTTCGATGCGAGCACCGCGGCGTGGATCATCGCCGAGGCCCAGAAATTCTGGGGTCTGCTGCAGGCCGACGAGGTACCCGACCTCGATAACACGGTCCACACCTACAGCTGCATTCGCGCGGTGAACCCCGATATCAACGCCGACGCCACCACAGTCCTCGACGGCGCCGAAGCGCTGGAATACGTCACCGCAGGGCAGGAATACGAGCGCGCCAAAGAGGTCTATCAGGGCGCGAAAAACCGGCTGATGAAACGGATGGAACGCGACAAGTACGCCGAGTTCGGTGGCGTCCGGATCGCGCACCGACAGAAATCCGGAAAGAACTCGGTCGCACTCTATGCGGCCAAAGGCGTGACCCCCGAACAAATCCGATTCCTGAACGGAGACAACCCCTCATGACCGAAACCACCACGAAAACCGCAGCCGCCGACACCGCCGAGATCTGGCCCGACCCGGCTGCACAGCCCGCCGGCGAACTAGCCGTCCCGTCGTCACTAGGCACAGAACTGGCAATCCACACCGGGCAGGCCCGATTCAGTGAGGCGCAGCGAGCAGCTCTGCGACAGCTCGGTATCGAGGACGCCACAGACGGTGACCTCGACGTGTATTTCCACGTGTGCCAAACCACCGGGTTAGACCCGTTCCGCAAAGAGATCTACATGATCGGACGCAACTCCAAGGTCACCGAATGGATCGACACCGGTGAAGGCGGGCGGCGCAAGGTTGAGCGATTTGTCACGAAGTACACCATTCAGACCGGGATCGACGGATTCCGCCGCAAGGTCCGCGAGTACGCGCACCGCAACGGCGACACGCTGGCCGTCGAGGGCCCGTTCTACTGCGGCGACGACGGCCAGTGGCGCGAGGTTTGGCCCGGTAGTACCCCTCCGGTGGCCGCGAAGTACATCGTCTTCCGGAACGGCGAACCATTCACCGCAGTAGCGCATTTCGACGAGTTTGTGCAGACCAACAACGTCTACGAGGGCAGCGGGCAGGGCCGCCGGGTTGTGGGACAGGAACCCAACAGTATGTGGGCGAAGATGCCCCGCAACCAGATCGGCAAGTGCGCCGAGGCTGCCGCGTGCCGCCGCGCCTACCCGAATGAATTCGCCGGACTGATCCTCACCGACGCGGCGCAGCCAACCGTGATCGACGGGGAAGTCGTCGAGGAACGCCAAGCCCCGCCTCAGCGTGCAAAGGGCGCTCAGCGTCTACGCGAACGCGCAGCCGAAGCCGCCGCGGAACAGAGTGCGCAAGCGACAGAGACCGCGGGGGAGCTCAGCGCCGACGCCCGCGAGAAGTGGCTCAAGGCGATGTTCGCCGCACTGAACAAAGCCGAATGCACCGACCGCGACGAACAGCTCATCGTCATCGGCGGAATCCTTGGACGAACCGAGCTGTTCGAGCACCGCGATGCCATGACTGACCAGGAACTACGCACCATCGTCAACGCGCTCAACCAATGGGCAAAGGCTGGAACCCTCGAGCATCAGATAACCGAGTACGTCAACGCATGGTCGCTGCGGGAAACCGCTGCCGACGAAGCCGCCAACTCGGACGCTGAACCGGATGGTGAGCAAGGCGAACTCGGTCTCGAAAGTGATCAGAGCTGATGTCGCGCACAGGCAAGTTCACCGCCGTGGGCGGACTGACCCTTGGCGCCGTAAACCTCCTCTGCGCCAACGCGAACCAGGCCGGATATGCCCCTGATTCGTCCATATGGGTATCCAATCCCGACGCCGCAGGCGACGTCATCGTGACCGTCACCGATCCCACCGCAGACCCGGCCGACAAGTCGTCGGACGCAACCGACCCAACCGGGCCGGAAACCACCACCACCGCAAGGAGATAAACACCGCCATGGGAACCACCACCAAACCCAAGGATCTGAAATCCACCAACGCGCTCGACGACATCGACGATGCAGACCCGCAGGCGTACATCGGGTTCCGCGCCACCAACATCAAGATCACGAACCCGCCTGACCTCAAAGAGGGAGGCACCCTGGTCATCAAGTACCGGTGCATCGAGTCGAAGGTCGTCGAAGCCGCTGACGGCGAAATGCGCGACAAACGCACGCTGAAAGTCGAGTGGGTCGGGCAGCCAGGGCAGAAGCCGCCCGCCGGTGCCGACGAAAACCAGGGCTCGATGCTCGACGTCGTCGACGGCACCCCGGTGCCGTCCGCCGAAGCCACCGGCGACGACGCCGACGGTGAGGGGGCTGACGGTGAGGGGTAACCCAAGCCGTGCACGGCGCCGGGCCGCACGCGCGGTCCGGCAGCCGTCACGGATGACCGACTACCAGCGCAACCGGCAAGCCGAACAACTCCACGGCGTCGACAAGATCCGCGACTACCTACACGACATCGACCTCGAAGTCCTCAACGAACTCATCGAGGACGAAGACGGCGCAGCACCCGAGGACGACCAGCCGTCCACGCACCACCACGCCGACACTGCACCCGAACGTGAGCCCAACGCCTACGAGCTAGCGATCCTCGGCGCACTACAGAACAAAAGCGTCTACCTCGGCAGCGTGCCAGCCGATGAGGTCCGGCGCCGACGTCTCCGGAACCGCGATTCCAAGCGCGCCCGCCGACTCCAGCGCCGCAGCAAGGTCCGCCGAATGAAACGGCGCCACCAAACAAGGGACGCGGCGGCATGACCAACACCGAACCGCGCGAGTTCCCGCTCGGCGTCGTCGTCACCCTCACCGTCGGCAACCCAGACCGAACCTTCTGCCTGCTATCCCAGGTCTACGACGTACTGGGCTACATGCTCGGCTACGTGCCGCTCGTATCCGAGATGGCTCCAGCCTTCGAAGCATGCAAAACCGCGGTCCGGGAACAGCATCCGCAGCTGGCTGACGCCATCGATCCCGGCAAGACGCCAGCGTTCGGGACGCTGGCTGTGGACACCGAAATCCTGCAGTGGTTGAGCAATCTGGCGCGTGAACACGGCGAAATGTTCACACTGACACCGCTGCCGGCGCCCGCGTTGCCTGATGAGTTGCCGCCGCAGCCCGTGGCTGAACCGTTGGTCGCCGAGTCATGAGGTGCGCCAAGTTCGTCGGCGACCGCACCGACGCATTCACCGTCGGCCAGACGTTCGGCGAAACCCTCGAAGGCCGCGCCGTGCGCATCGTGTCCGTCACCTACGACCGCGACACCGACCGCACGATCGTCGAAGGTGAACCGCTCGCACCCGACGCGCCAGAAGGGTTGCGGCTGCGCTACTTCGGCGGCACCGACCCGCACGCCGAACCCCCAACCAGTGTCCAACCCCTCACCGACGAGGTAACACCCCAATGACCGAAACATCCCCAGACCTGACCTTGCGTGAATGGTTCGGCAAGCTGATCCGCGGCCAACACCACATCGCGATCGGCGGCGAAGACAACCCATACATGCTGCGCTGGTACCTGATCCCACGCAACCGGTACCTGAACATCTACCTGCACCAATTCGTCCGATCCGACGACGACCGCGCTTTGCATGACCATCCGTGGTGGTTCTGGTCCATGGTGCTACTCGGCCACTACTACGAGCACCGCGCCGACGGCCGCCGCATCAAACGACACGCCGGATCGATCGCATACCGGGCAGCGAAAACCCGGCACCGCGTCGAGCTGCCCGTCTCCAATGACCCGTTCTCGCTGCTCACTCGAGAAGACTCGTGCGTCACCATCGTCGTCACCGGCCCCCGCACACGGGATTGGGGATTCTGGTGCCCCGGAGGCCGATTCATCATGAACAGCGGCGCGGACACCAGCACCCTCGACGTTGACCGGTTCATCCCACACGACGACTGGGGCGCCGCAGGATGCGGCGAACCATTCACCGGCACCTTTCACGCCCGATCAACGATCTGGAACCAGGGTGCGCGCCGATGACTGACGACACTGCGACAGCGTTAACCCCCACTCTGAGCGATCATGGCGACGAGCGTCGGAGTCATCTCTACACCTGCCTTAGCTACACTCTTCCAACTGAAAAGCCCCTTGAGCTTCTCCCACACGCCTTTGTGTTCGTCAGAACTTGCTTGATAGGCAGTGTCAATCGTGGATTTGAGAAGCGTTGCAGCCCTAGACAAATCGTAGTCGCCACGGATGTTGAGGCGGTATTCCTCGATGACCAGCTTCATGTGGATGATCAGGCCGACCATGTATTTCTTAACGCCCTCGCTGATGCTGGGGTCGTCCTTCAACGCGGTAAGAACCTTTTCGAGCGCTTTTTCGAAATCATCCGCTGCGCCATCGGGGAGCTTCGGAACCAGCGAATCAAGCTGGTGCCCGAGCGTACTGAGCATTTGCATGGCCGCGTAGTCGAAGCTGTAAACAGTCTTCCAGCCGTCGGGAAACGACAAGACCATGCTTCCCCACGTCGGCAGATGTTGTCGGTAAGTGTTGACGACGTCCACTGGAATCTGTCCCAGCTTCTCGGCTTCGTCCAAAAGCTCACTCGTCGCACGCCAGTTGGACAGCGCTGCCTCATGCCGGCGAATCGCCATGGTCACGTCGACTCGGAGCTGACGCCGGCCTTCCGCGCTGTCCCTAGATCCGCTCAGGTTCCATGCCTTGAGTTGCAGGTACAGCAGTTCCGCAGGGTTTGCCATTGGCGCATCGTAAATCAGCAACACCGCAGCTCGGAGTGGAATCGAGCAGCCGCATGAGGCAGCCGTCGATCGGTTCATTGTGCTCGGGTGCCGGTGGTCTGGACCTCGCTGTCGAGCACGTTACGGGTGGCCGCACGATCTGGCATGCCGAGTACGACGACGACGCGGCCAAGGTGCTCGGAACCCGCTGGCCGGGCGTGCCGAATCACCGCGATATCACCGCGATCGACTGGACGCGTGTCGAGCCCGCCGACATCGTGTGCGCCGGGTACCCGTGCCAGCCATTCAGCGCGGCGGGCGAACGTAAAGGAACTGACGATGAGCGACACCTCTGGCCCTATGTCGCGCAGGCAATTCGCATACTACGACCCGGACTTGTCGTCCTGGAGAATGTGGCCGGACACCGGTCTCTGGGGTTCGATTCCGTACTCGCAGACCTGGCCGAAATGCGGTACGTGGGATCTTGGTGCAGCCTACGAGCTTCCGATGTCGGCGCCACCCACCGCCGTGAACGCCTCTTCATTACTGCCCACCCCTACGACGCAGCCCGAGACGGGCAATGGTCACGCCAGGGACCTCGGGTCGGAACTCAAGGATCTACCGAATCGCCTGACCGACTAGAGCTGCTACCGACTCCGCAGAGTCGAGATTCCAGGGGCGCGGCGAATCCACCCGGGCGCGTCCGCGACGGGCGCCTGCGGACGGTAACCGATGATGCGCTACCAGACGCTGTCATTCGCAACCTACTTCCCACGCCCAGAAGGTCCGACGGCGACGGAGGCCCCAACCCGCTCACACGCGCCGAACGCATGGACGACGTCGAAACACGCGTTATCCGCCTCGGCGGCCGATGGGGAAAGTACGCGCCCGCAATCGAACGATGGGAATCGCTCACCCGACCAGCCCCGGATCCAACACAGCTGAGTCGCAACGGGAAACATCGCCTAGCACCAGCGTTCTCCGAGTGGATGATGGGCTGGCCGCTCGGATGGGTTACCGCCGTGCCTATCTCACGCAGTGCCATGCTGCGCATCATCGGCAACGGCGTCGTGCCACAGCAGGCAGTTGCGGCACTGTACTGGCTGCTCAGCGTTTCCGAGGTAGCCGCATGACCGCGCTACCTGTTCCGCGCTATGACCGGACCCGAGCACCAGAGCCCGGTAATCAGCCGCGCCCTTGGTTCACGTTCTGGTGCCAGCGGTGCGGCCAAGAGTTCCGTGCCCGGTTCATCGCACGCGAATGCCGAGACTGCTGGGCCGCAACCGCCGCCATCTACCCAACAGTCTGGCCCGGCACCGGTGAGGTCAGTGGCTCATGACTGACAAGACAGACCGCCAGGGACGGCGGCGCCTATTCCTCAACTGCAGCAAGCCTGATGCCGCCCCATTCATCAGGCCGTGCAGCAGGTTTCGGCACGTAATGAGGAACATCCCGAAGCATCGTCTTGACTACGAGTCCGCCCGAGCTCATGGCATACGACATCTGCGTGTGGAGCCAGCTGCAATCACGGATGGCCTCCTTCAGTTGGGAACGGTCGACTTCTACTGGCTCCGGAATGGGCTTAGTCACCGAACCAATAATGGTGCGCTGGATCGTGACCAAGTGCTCTCCGTCAGGGGTGAAACGGACGGAATGCGCTATTCGGTCACGCATCTCCTTGCACCTCTTGTAGGTCTCCTCGAAATGCGAGAGATCCGCGTCGCTTTCTACTTCTTCAGCGATGGCGATGAAGAGCGGTACGCGCTCTTCATCCCTGATTCGTCTGACGGCCAGACTCCAGACCTTTTCGGCCGCTATCCCAAGCCGCGCCTGAAAGAAGATTCTTGCCACCATCTCGTCAGCGAAGTTCTGGACGTTCGAGAAGGCGCCCAGGAACTGCAAAAGCAATGCGCGCATGTCTTGATCCGCAGCCCCCATGGAAATCGTCACACGCCTGAGAGTACCGACGGCGCCCCCAACTCGACCTCCAATTTCAATGGATGGCTCTGATGGCATTCAGGCGGCGTCGATTCCCTCGGTGCACGGTGTGCGGCGAGCCAGTCACCTGCGGCCAGGGCGACCGCCACCTGTCGTGCTCGCCGATCTGCAAAGCCGACGGCTGCTGGGAACCGATTCCATCCACCGGACACACCTGCAACGTGAAGAAAGCGAACGAACATGCGTAAATCTCGCAGCATCGAAATCCGTATCGAGGGCGACGATTTCACCTCCCTGTACGGCCGCCCCGACCTTCCCACGTTCCACGACAACCCGGACGGGACAGTCGAACTCCGCGACATTCCTGACGCCACCATCATCGGCCGCGACTACGCAGCTGCGGTAGAAGCCGAAGGCGGAACAACTTGGCGTGGCGTCCGCCTAACCATCACACGCGACAACGGCGGCATGCAGCTGAACGCTGCCGCCAGCAATGGCGTCTTCCGGTGGGAGCTGCAACCCGCGCATTTCTGGGACGGCGAGGGCTCAGAAATGTTCATCGGCCGCCTGATCGAAACGGGGGTGTCCGCGTAGTGGCTTGGTTCTTCGTCGATGACGGCTTCTCCGATTCGAAGCCGATCATGAACCTGCCCACAACCCCGGTACGTGTCCCCATGCGGATCGCGGTCGCCGGCGCATGGGTACTGGCCGGATCGTGGTCAGCAAAGGAAGAAACCGACGGCTACATACCCCACGCCAAGCTGAAATCCCTTCTGGTACCGCGCTCCGTGGTGGCCGCGCTGACGGCCCCCGGACCCCTCGACGCACCCCTGTGCTGCCCAGAAAGTGACGGAATTTTGGTCAGAAATTGGGCAAAATGGCAGCAAACTAAGGCCGAAAACGAAGCCCGCCGCAAACGAGACGCCGAGAAGAAACGGAACCAAAGACGGCGCGGCCGAAACTTCGTGACCGGCATAGATGACCAAATGTCCCCTGGGGACATCGACGGGGACACAACAGAACCCGGCGAAAACGTGTCCCCCGGGGAGTCCCGTGGTCCTAACCCACCCCACCCCTTAGTAGTTACTTCTAGTGGGGATAGACCGGTAGGAAGCCGCCCGTCTGAGTACTGCACCCTGCACCCCGGTGGAACCGAGAACTGGTGCGGCGCCTGCGCTAACGCGCGGCGCAACGCAAACAACTGGGACGCCCAACAGCTCCAAACCACAGCCGACCAACGCGCAGCCCGCCTCGAGGCCATCCGCGCCTGCCCCGACTGCGACCCCAACGGATTCATCCCCAACCCCGAAGACCCCGACACCCTGACCCGCTGCACCCACCCACGAACGGAGACACCCGAATGAACACCGCATCCGCACCGACCGAAAACAGCTCTGGTCGTTGGGAAGTCCGCATCGACCCCGCCACCCGACGCACTTCCTTCGGATGGTTCGACGGCAAGCCCGCGTATACCGGTGGACCACCGCGCTGGAGCGTGAAATCGCCACGCGGCGTGCAGGTCTTCAACACCCACGACCCCGTGGCAGCCATGGAACTCGCGCGTTCCATGGCCAGCATCGACGAACTCCTCGCCCGCGTAAACCGCGTTGAACACAGCCTCTGGGGCAACCACCCTGCGCTACGGGCGCCCATGGCCAACAGACGCAACGCCCCGAAACCCGCTGCCCGGGGGACGCTCACGCTGCTACAGGACCCCAACGTATGAGCGCGCTGGAACGCGTCGACGTCGTCCTAGGCCTGGACCTGTCGCTCACCCGCGCCGGAATCGCCTTCATCGACAACGCGGACCTCGGATGGCCATACGCCCGGCCATCGCTGATCACCGACGTCGGACACGCCGGCCACGACGGCGCCCCCTGGTGGAAACGATCACGGCGGCTACTCGCGCAAGCCCGCGACGTCGCCACCATCATCACCGACGCCGAACAACACCGACGGATCGTGCACGCGGCGATCGAAGGCCACCCGTACGGCGTCAACATGCCCAGTGCTTACGACCGAATCGGCCTGTGGTGGGCAGTGTTCGGCGTCCTCGACGCCAAGGGCATCCCCGTCACCGTCGTCAACCCGCAGACTCGGGCCAAGTTCATCACCGGGCGTTCCCCGAACGGCATGAAGCCGGGAGAGCACAAGAAACTGGTGCTTTCCGAGCAGCGCGCCGCGTGGGGCCTGGATTCGACGCGGCTACGTAACCACGACCAAGCCGACGCCCTCGGCTTGGCCCACATGGCTGCCCTGCACCTCGGGTGGCCGCTCCCTGTGGAGCAGCGCCGCCGGTACGTCGAAAACGTCGCGCTCGTTGACTGGGAACCCCAGAGAGCGGCGGCGTAGCGATGGCTAGCGCGGTTTTCCCGAACAAGGGCCGGATCGAACGCCGGCTCGCCGAAGTGTCCGGCCAACTGGACGAAACCTGGAAACGACAGGCCGCGTGCCGAGGTCACCCGCGGCCAGACATCTTCTACCCCGACCCGGCACGGTCCGAGGCCACGATCAAACGGTCGAAATCCGAGCTGAAACGACGCCTCATCGTCGCCGAAGCCAAACGCGTATGCGCCGCATGCCCGGTCCGCGTCGAATGCCTCAACTACGCCGACGAAATCCTCGACTACCACGGCATATGGGGAGGCAAAACCGGACGCGAACGCGGACGTAAACGCGACGAATTCTGAACCACCACAACCACCGAACAGCAAGGAACACCGCCCATGAGCAACTACCCGCCGAACATGACACTGCGGCCCATCGAGAACTGGCCCCACGACCTCACCCGTGACCGGCGCCGATCCAACTTCTCAGCACAGTGGAGCGACACCCTCAACTTGCTCGACCGGGAACTTTGGTGCCTCGGCAAGGGGGCACAGAACGCGCCCGCCGTGCTGCAGATCGCGATGCGTGAACAAGACTTCCGTGTCGACGGCATGCCCCGTGCTACAGCAAAGCCTGAACATCCGGGCGTGATCCTGAACATCGAATCCAACAAGGGCGCACTGTCATTCCCGTGCGACACATTCACCCGCTGGCAGGACAACCTGCGCGCTATCGCGCTCGCCCTGGAGGCGCTACGCAAGGTCGACCGGTACGGCGTCACACAGACCGGGCAGCAGTACCGCGGCTGGCAGGCAATCGAAGCCAAGCCCACCCCGATCGCACAGACCGCGGCCGGTGCAGCCGTCCACCTCGCGAAAGCCGCGCAAGGCAACGACGACAGCGTCTCCGAATGGGCACACCACATCATGCACGACCCCGAAACCGCTCGAAACACATACCGGAAAGCCCGCGCCAACGCGCATCCCGACCGCCACGGCGGCGACCGGACAGCCTGGGACGCAGTCGAAGCCGTCGCTGAAACCCTCCGCGCTGCCGGCGCACCAATCGGTGGTATCGGATGACCGCGCCTGAGCAGCACCTACGGAACGTGCTCGTGCGGTGCATGTCCGGCGCACTCAACGAAGTCGGGGGAGCAGTCATACCCGACGTATTCCGTCGCCCCGCTATCCCACTCACCGTCCGGGTCCGCGACAGCATCGAACGCTCCGAAAAGTCCATGCCCGGAATCGAGTTGGCCGGCGGACCCGAAATGGAAACACTCGCACGATCCGTCGGCAAGCTCATCCTGAAAATCATGCGCACCGACGAAGTCCTGTGGGTCGCGGTCAACGCACACCAGGACTTCGGCGGCTGGACTATCGACTGCGTACCACTCATCGCGCACATAAAGCTATCCAGCACCACCGACGCGCAGGTCATGAACGCCAACGGAATCAACCCCGAAACCGGGAAACCACGATGACCGCCAACCCGAAATGCATCTGCACCCACTACCACAGCGAGCACGATGACAACGCCAATGCGAAGTGCGGTGAGGGGATTTGGACCGTCACCGCAGAGGTTCCACGCGGTGACGACTTCCAGATCTTCGACCCGTGTGACTGCCCGGGGTTCGAAGCCGACCCGAAAGCCGACCACGAATGAGTGACATCGTCTACTTCAACGACCTGTGCACCTGTGAGCACGAGTTCTGCGAGCACGAAGAATGCGGCAATTCTGGAACGCTGCTCCCGACCTGTTACGGGAGGTATCACAACGGCACCCGTTGTCTCTGCGAGAAATTCACATCAGCGAAGGAAAACTAATGAGCGAGATCTCCACACTGCAGGAGGCCGCGAAAATCCTGAACCGCCATGGTCTCGCCAACGCCGCCGAACTCTGCACCCGACTCGTCGGCCGCCTCGCGGTCGACCAAGCCCTCGGCGGCGCAACAGAACCCGAACCCGCCCCCGGAAAACGCCTCACCCGAATCACACCATGACGCTGCCCGACATCACCACCCCGGCCCCGTTACCGTCACCCACATCTGGTGGGCGTCAAACCGGGAACCAATGCGGTGTTTCGCTCGGCAAGCGCGGCCCATGACCCCATCTATCGGTCGGGCGAGGCCACAGCTGCGCCCACCAGAACCAAACCCCCACAACACCAAAGGAGACACTGCACAATGACCACCACACTCGACGAACGGCTCGCCCTGGCGCAACAGCAGGTCTTCCGCAGTCGCAAGAAATACCTGCGCGCGAAGTTCCGGCTAGAGCGTGACATTCGGCGCCGTGACGAACTCTGCCCGGTCGCGCGCGGGCACAAAGCCGTGAAGAACATCTATGACGCCGTCCGAACCCTCACCGAGGATCCCGCACCGGAACCGACACCGACTCTGGACAGCGACCCGCGCACACCCGACGACCAAGCACACGAATTCTTCACCAGGCCAGGCGACTTCTACCAAGTAGTCCTCTCGCTGCCGGTACCGACGAACGGTGCCGATATCGGCGCCCAGTTCATGGTGAAAGCCGACGACACCCAATTCCCGTATCTGCTGGAGGTGCTACGCCAACTACGCGGCGCACTCGGAACGGCCCGTGTCGAACTCACCAAAGCCCAGATCACACCGCCAGACGGGCCGCCCATGGAGATTGGCAAAGACTTCACACTCGGCGACCGCTTCCCACGAATGCCAGTCAGCACAAGCAACCCCCACGGTCCCATCGGCACCATGCCGCGATATACCGAGGTATTCGCAATGGGTGAAGAGATACGCCCGCCGTTCGAGCGTGAACTCCGCATGGGTGACCTAGCCGATCAGGTTGCCGCAGTGGCGGAACAGCAAGGTGTGAAACCGGAACAAATACAGGTGATTCCGGTACGCGGAGGTGGATACGCGTACACGGTGAAGCCCGAACCACAACCCGACCGCGGACGCCACGCACGCCCAGACGACGACACGACTGCCGAAGAAGACTGGGAGAACTGCGGATGCTCCCTGTGCCTGAGCCGCGGGACGTGACATGCCGAACCGCACCCCCAGAACGACCACGCAGAAACGGTTAGGCCATGACCATCAACAACAACGCGACCGGCTACTCGCGCGCCACGTAGACGGCCAACCCTGCTGGTGGTGCGCACGACCCATGTACCGCGACCGAACCCGCAACTGGGACCACAACCCCCACGCCACACGCAGCGACGGAAAACCCGACACCAGCAGCGGCAGCCTCGCCGCCGACCACAGCATCGCCCGCGCCCAATCCACCACCAGCCGCGCCGACCGACTCCTGCACGGCACCTGCAACAAACAACGCCAAGGAGGCCACCGTGACGACCAACGACCAGCCCTCACCAACCGACCCGACACCGACCCCGCCCTCGGAACCCGAATCTTCAACTGGCCCTAACCAACTCGAATGGACTGCCCGGGGCGACGGACACCACTACAACGCCGCGACCCGCAGCGGAGGCAACTACAGCGTGTACTTCGGTGACGCATTCGAAAACCCCCACCAATGGCACACCGTCTGCTGGAGAGAGCATCACGGCTCGCTCACCGTCGACCGCGGCGAACTGTACCGAGGCGATGACCTCAACGAAGCGCTAGCCGCAGCACAAGCACATCACAACGCGACCCTGCGCCGGCTGGCGTGGGAGCAGTACATGCGCGACAACGACCCACCCGCCATCGACCTGAGCTTTACCACACAAGCCAGCCGAGATGCTCTATCCGGGGCGATCGACAACCCGCACGCCGGCGCCGCAGACCCGCGCGACCCTGCCACCACCCACTCCCGCTGCCGCGTCTGCGACGGTCCAACCCAATGGGGATGGTGCCGGTCGTGCCAGCCCCGCAGATCCGCAGGTCTGCCGTGACCGCCCGCCACCGCCAAGGCTTCACGCCCACCGTGCGGATCCAACGAGCAATCGCATACCTGGCCGTCATCACACTAAGCACCATCGCAGCACGAGCAGCCGCAACCATCCTCGCCGACGGAATCGACTGGCACACAACCCTCGCCGCGCTAGCCACCGCGATCCCCGCATGGATGATCCTCGACGGCCTCACGATGACTGCCCCAGCCAACTGCCGAGGCTGCCAACACCCCATGCACGACGGCGTCTGCTGGTGCGGCCATGTCTGACAAACCCGATCCCGAAATCGCCGCCTGCGGCGGAACAACCCCACTCGACCCGAGCGACATGACACCCGACGAACTGTTCGCGACACTCGGACTATCCGACATGGACCACCGCGAACGACTCGAATTCATGCAGAGCCTCAACGCATGGTCCCGCCACTACATACCCGGACCCAACAGATGGTGGATACACGCGCTACTCCAAGCCAACCTCTGGAAACGCACCATCACCAACCACATCGACTGGCTCATCACAGACGCACTAGGCCAATAGCCACCAACACGAGAGTCGCCCATGTCACACCCCGCGAGTAGAACCAACACATGGCACGCCCGCCACGCGACCGATTCCCCAACACATACGTCGGCGACCTCGTCCCCAACGGCAACGGCTGGACCCGAGTCGGACCCCTCTACTGCCCCAACTGGCACAGCGCCGACGAACCAGGCTGGAAACAACGCTACCTACCCTGCGCCTGCGACAACCGACACCACATGTGGACCTGCCACTGCGGAGCCAGCATCTACGCACCCAAGCTCGGACCCGACTGCCGCATCCTCAACGGCCCACAATCCAGCCACGAGGGTCAGCAGCGCGAGCATTGACGAACCGACTTGTTCGCTACCACTCATAACTGCAGGTCAAATGGGTGCCGAGGTACACCGGCTCGGGGCTCTGACCTGCAGGTATGCCACCCCCCATTTTTCTCAGCTACCCGGGGCGGCCTGACTCCGGCGGTAGTCAGGAATTTTTTTTGGGCGGCTCTGAAAATTTCGGGGGCATGGGGTGGTGACAGCGGAGCGGACGACGAAACGGACGAAAAACGCCCCAAGTAGTGCGGATCCGGCCTCTGACCAGGGGCGCGTTAAGGCCGCGAAACGGACAGCCGCGGGGGACAAAGCGGACGGCCACGGGGACACGCCGGGCGCCTGCCAGCGCCGATCCGGGCGCGGGGGAGCGTCTACGGGCCGAGCTGGAAAGCAAGGAGGACGGGCCCGGGTTGACCGCGCTGATCAGACAGGCTGCGCGGGTGGCGGATCGCCTGGAGACGTTGGCCGGGATTAACTCTGGGGTCGAATCGTCGTGGGTGCGTTTGGATCTGCGCGGCATCGTCTCGGCTGCTGACGACAATGGCAGGAAACCGGTGACCGTGATTGTCGAAGCGAAGATCGATTCCACGATCGCCGAAGAGAGACAACAGACGACGTTGTTACGGCATTTGCTCGCTGAGATTCACAAACAGCGCGCGGGATCGGCAGGGCAGGGTGGCGGTGGCGGCGCGGAAGACGACGACCTCGACGACATCTAGGGCGCCGGCCAAACGCGCGCCTGCGCGGCGGCCGAAAGCTGGTGCGCCGCCGAATAAACAGGACACACCGCCATGGGTTGGTGAGTGGCCCCGGCTGACTGGCCGCCAAGAACCCAAGCACGAGCATTCATTCGCCGGTGACGAAACGGACGGCGACCGTTGCGCGCGGTTCGGGCATCGGATCACGAAACAGCGCTCGCTTCCGTGGCAGTGGCGCTCTATGCGCAAGATACTCAGTCGCCGCGCTGACGGGCTGTGGACTCACCCGGACGTGGTGCTGGTGTGCACACGCCAGCAGGGCAAGACGCTGATTCTGGTGTTGCGCATCCTGTTCGGCCTGTTCATCCTCGGCGAGAACATCGCGTACACGGCGCAGCGCGGTAACACCTCTGATGCGGTGTTCAAACGCGTCAAGGCGATCATCAATTCGCGGCCGTCGCTGAAAACCCGTGTGGTGTCGATGACCGGCGGAAAGCAGGGGTTCGGCGAGATCGTTGTCCGGTCGAAACTCGGCACCGAAGTCACGGTGCAGTTTGGTGTTCGATCCGGCGACAAGGGCCGCGGCCTTGATCAGATTGACCTGGCAATTTTCGATGAGGCATACAACCTGACGCAGGACGAGGTATCAGCGCTGCAGGGTGCGCAGGTCGCGTCGGCCAATTCCCAAACGATCTATACGTCGACGGCGCCCGTGGAATCGGAACACCCGAACTGCCATGTGTTCGCGGGTATGCGGCGGCGCGGGTTGAACAAAGACACCAACCTGTTGTTCATCGAGTTCGCAGCACCGGATCCGCCCAAGGACGCGATCGAGCGCAAGGCTGCGCGTGAGGACCGCGAGAACTGGCGGCTGGCCGAGCCGTCGTACGGGGTGATCTCGAAAGAGCGTGACATCGAACGGTTTTACAAGACAGCGATCGAGAGCCGTGAGGCATCGAAGATCGCGCTGTGGGAGGCCGACTATCTCGGCTGGGGTGAATGGCCCGCCGATGCGCGCTTCATTGACCCGGTCATCCCTATCAAGGAGGTGTGGGAGCCGTTGGCCGATTATGCGCCCGAATTGGTCGGGCAGAAGGTACTGGCGGTGTCCCGGACGCGCGACATGGCGCGTTGGGCTATCGCGGTGGGACAGCGCACGATCGACGGTCGCGTGATGGTCGAAATCGGGTACTACCAGAAGGCCACGATCGGACAGGTCGCCGCGTACATCGTGCGGTTGGTGGACCTGTGGGACCCGGCGGCGGTAGTCATCGACGATCACGATCCGGCGAAACCGTTGGCGCCGTATCTGAAAAAGCTGGGTATCGATGTCACGTTGACGACGACGAGCCAGATCGCGGTGGCGTTCCAGGGGTTTGTTGACGCCGCGATGTCCGGTGACCTGGGACACACAAACCAGCCCATTCTGACTGAGGGTTTAGAGGTCGCGATGACCCGTGAATTGCCTCGGGGAGACAAGGTTTGGGACGACCGCGAAGGCTCAATTGCGCAGGTCATCGCGGCAACGGTAGTGCATTGGGGCGTGCTGGAATTCGCCGAGGAAGATTCCCCGGCTGCGCTGCCGTCGCTGGGCTCCGGAAATCCCGAAACAACAAGTAGCCACTTCGACGCGCTGGGAGCCGCATTCTAAATCCGCAGGTGTGGCGTTGTGTCGCAGCATGTTCGGATTGAGGGAGGCCGGTGACCAAACGGGTCCAGACGGCGATGCCGGTCGGCGAATCGGGCTACGTGACCCCGTTCGTCGATGGCTGGGTCAACTGGGATCCGTACGAAAAGGTTCCGGATCTGCAGCACCCGGCAGCGGTATCGGTGTTCCTCGAGATGGACAACAACGATTCGCGTGTGTCGTCGCTGCTCGAGGCGATCAGCCTGCCCATCCTCGAAACCGGTTGGCGTATCGATCCGAACGGCGCGGATGCCGACGTTGTGCAGTTCGTGTCCCGGAACATGAATCTTCCGGTGGTTGGTTTCGATGAGGTCGACGACCCGGGCCGCTCACGCGGGCGATTTTCCTGGCTGGCGCACCTGCGTGAGGTGGCCAGTCCTACACCGCAGTTCGGGCACGCTGTATTTGAGCAGGTGTACCGCCGCGAAGCTGATGGGCGGTTCGTGCTGCGCAAGCTGGGACCGCGCCCGCAGTGGACTATCCAGAAGTTCAACGTCGCGATGGATGGCGGACTGGACTCGATCACGCAGCTTGCGCCGGCATCGAACGGGCGCGTCATGTACGGACCGGCACCTCTTGATATCCCGATCAATCGGATGGTGGTCTACACCCGGAACAAACGACCGGGGTATTGGCAGGGACGTTCGATCCTGCGATCGAGCTACAAGCACTGGCTGTTGAAAAACGAGCTGCTGCGCATTGAGGTCGCCGTGGCCCGCCGCAACGGTATGGGTGTCCCGGTCGGTACCGCATCGAAGCCGAACGACGACAAGGAAGTCGCGGCGATGCAGAAGATCGCATCCGGGTTCCAAGGCGGCATGCATTCTGGTGTCGGTCTGGCACAAGGCCAGTCGCTTGCGCTGCTCGGTGTGCAGGGAAACCTGCCGGATATCCGCGCGTCGATCGTTTACCACGACAAGGCCATTGCTCTCGCTGGTCTGGCGCACTACATGAATCTCGACACCGGCGGAAGCTACGCGCTGGCCGCGGTGCAGGAACGACCGTTCGTGCAGGCGGTAAACGCCGCCGCCAAGTCCTATCAGGAAATCGGGCAAGCCCACGTCATTGAGGATCTCGTCGACATTAACTTCGGCACCGAGGTCCGCGCGCCGCGCCTGGTGTTCGACAAGATCGGTTCCCAGCAGGATGCGACCGCCGCAGCGCTCAAGATGCTCGTCGAAGCCGGCTTGCTCGCTCCGGATCTACGTATCGAACGCACCTTGCGCCAATCCTTGGACCTGCCAGCCAAACCCGACGCAGACGACCCGGACGCTGCGGCCCCGAAAGAGCCTGATGCGCCGGTGGTCCCGGCGCCGGAGGTTAGCGACCCGACCCAGAGCGCTGAGGACACCGAGGCGCAAGCGCTCGCGTTCGCGAAAGGACGGCTGTTCTGATGGCCCGTGAAAACCGTGAGTGGTACACGTTCACAGTCGCGAAAGCCGCATCGGCCGAGGAGAAGCCGACTGCCACGCTGCACATTTACGACGAAATCGACTCATGGTTCGGTGTCAACGCCGAAGCGCTGGTCGTCGGGATCTCCGCGCTTGATCCGGAAACCGAACTGACCGTGCGGGTGAATTCGCCGGGCGGTAACGCGTTCGACGGCATCAACATCGCGAATGCCATCATGCGCCACCCGGGCAAGACGATCACCTACATCGATGGCCTGGCAGCGTCGGCCGCCAGCGTGATCGCGGTGGCCAGTGACGAAGTGGTGGTGTCGAAGTACGGGCAGGCGATGGTGCATGACGCACGATCCGGCCAGTACGGCACCGCGAAGGATCTACGTAGCGTCGCCGATCATCTGGAGAAGCTGTCGACCAGTTACGCGAAGCTGTACGCCGACCGCGCTGGCGGGACGGTTGAGGGCTGGGCGCAGGCGATGTCCGACGAAACCTGGTACACCGCTGAGGAAATGGTCGCCGCTGGTCTCGCGAGTCGTATCGATGACTCCGGGGTGCGTTCTGACACCGAGAAGGCAGTCGCCTCGGCGCTGGCCTGCTCGTCCTACAAGTTCAAGTACTCCGGCCGTCCGGCCGCTCCCGCGCCGCTGGCGCGGGCCGACAACACCGAGGTATCCGCCTCGGTGAGTAACAACGCGAAGGAGGGCCCCGTGCCTGACATCAAGGAGGACGTCGCCAAGCGGCTCGGTCTAGAACCGGACGCCACCGACGAAGACGTGCTTGCCGCGCTCGACAAGCTGGCAGGTACCGAGCAGGAGTCCAGCGAGACCGACGACGACACGGACACCGACACCGCACCTGACGAGCAGTCGGTCAGCACAGGTAAGGAACTCGCAGAGGCAGTGGCGAAGGCGGGTCTCGTCCTGATGGACCCCGCCCAGGTGACCAAGCTGCAGACCGATGCCGCTGCCGGCGCGAAGGCTCGGGAAACGCAGATCGCTGAGGCACACGCGAAGGTTGTCGACGCGGCGATTGGTGCGGGCAAGATCACTGCGCCGCGGCGTGAACACTTCCTGACGCTGATGAAGGCCGACTCGGAAGGCACTACGGCACTGCTGGATTCGATTCCGGCAGAGACCGCGGTGCCGTTGACCGAAGTTGGTCACGGCACCGAGGCGCAGGCGTCGGCTGCCACGGCCGAGGAAGAAGTTCGCAACGACCCCCGATACAAGGATTGGAGTTTCTGACATGCCCGGAATTTCTCAGGTCACCAAGACGGGACCGCGGACATACACCCCGAAGGCTGGCGTTTCGATCAAGGGCGGCCAGCTCGTCGAAGGCGTGGCCGGTGGCCGTATCCAGCCTGCGGCGGCGGGTTCGTTCAAGGTCGTCGGTGTCGCGCTCACGGACGCGATCGCGCCCGAGGATCTGGTGCTGGCGCCGACGACTGGCAGCGACGGGCGGTCGGTGCTGAACACGGTCGTGCCGCCGACCAAGGTGGCGTGCGCGTACGGCGCGATCGAAGTGCCGGTTACCTACGCAGCGGACACGGCGTTCGGTGAGCTGCTCGTCGCTGCGGCGAACGGCACCGTGACGCCGGCCGGTGCCACCCCCGACGCACGCACCATCGTTGGGCGCTGCACCGAACCGGGTGGCGTTGTCGTAGCGACCAAGGCCGTCGGCCTCTTCCGGACCATCTGAGCCGGACTGAAATAGCAAGGGAGACAGAAACAATGCCTACAACATCCATCGTCAGTATCAGCGACGGATCCAAGATCACTGTTTCGGACATGGTCGGCAATCCGCTGTTCATTCCGACGAAGATCAAGGAACTGTTGACCAACGTCTTCATCACGCAGACGTTGTTCCGTAACGGCGGCGCGAACAAGAACGGCATCGTCGGCTACCGCGCCGGTGACCCGATCTTCCTCGACGGTGACCCCGAGGATGTCGCCGAGTTCGGCGAGATCCCGGTCGCGGCCGGACGCAAGGGCTCCGCACTGTTCGCGGTGGCGAGCAAGAAGGGCATCGGCGTGCGGGTGTCGCGCGAAATGCGTGACGAGAACGATGTCGACGAGGTGAACCGGCAGATCGCGGCCCTGGTCAACACGTTCAAGCGCTCTGACGATCGCGTGTTCCGGAATCTGCTGGCTTCCAGCGTCGTTCCTACCTTGGCCGCATCGGCAGCGTGGGATACCGCCAACGGCAACCCGCGTATCGACATCGCGCGCGCGATCGAGAAGGTCACCACTGCGGCGCCATCTCTGGCCGAAGGCGGAAGCGCTGAGGAATGGTTCGGATTCGAGCCCGACACCGTCGTGCTGAACCCGGCAATCCTGCCCGTGCTGATGGACAACGAGAAGTTCCTCAAGGTCTATCAGGGCAACATCGCCAACGAGAACATCCAGTACACCGGCAAGCTGCCCGGCAAGATCTTCAACCTGGATCCGATCGGTGCCAGGTCGTTCCCGACGGACCGGATCTGGGTCGGCCAGCGCGGTGTGACCGGGTTCTACTCGGATACCCGCTCGTTCGAGGTGACGGGTCTGTACCCGGAGGGCAACGGTCCCAACGGTGGACCGACCGAGTCGTTCCGCTGCGATGCCACCCGCAAGACTGCCTACGCGCTGGATCAGCCGAAGGCGGGTATCTGGCTTACCGGGCTGGTGACCCCGTGACAGCCGAATACGTTCTGACAGCGGATTTCCTGCACCGTCTGGACGGCAAGGGGGTGTGGCGCGAGCTTAAGCGCGGCGCGGTGCTCTCTGATCTCGATGACGACGACGTCCGCCGCCTCACCGCGGCGGGCGCCATCGTCGATCGGGAGTCGTACGAACAGGCACAGGCCGACGCCGCAGCAGCCGCCGAGGCTGCAGCGGTACAGGTCGACGATGGAGATGCGGACGCACCCGCAGTCGTCGACGGCGCTACGGACGTCGCGCTCGATGGGTACGTGCTCACGCCAGCCGAGGACATCGAGCGGCCGAAGTCGGCGAACTCTACCGAGGTGTGGCGCGAGTACGCCGTCGCCCGCGGTATTCCCGCCGATCAGGCCGCGAAGATGAGCAAGGCCCAGATCAAGGCAGCGACAAGGTAACTGGCCGTGGCAGATGTAACGCCCTTCTTGTCCGTCACCGAGTTCGAGGGCATGTTCCGCCCTCTGTCGGTGACGGAACGGGCGCTCGCCGAGATCTTGGTTCGGGCAGCCGCCGCATGGATCCGTGATCCGTCGCGGCTGCCCGACCTGCCGGCGACCGATGAGCGTGCCAAGCTCGTCACCTACGACGTCGTCAAGGCCATGTTCGGGCCCGAGGGCGTCACCGATTCTCGGGTGCTGGAACTGACCCGCACCACCGATGACCGCACCACCACGGTCAAGTTGGCGCAAGCCGCTGAAATGCTGGACTTCACCGAGCGTCACCTACAGATGCTGGGACTCTCGCTCACCGCGGCACCGCAGGCCGAGTTCACCGGATACGCGCAGGCCGAGCCATGGTGAGCATGTTCGATCTCGGCCCCGACACGGTGACGCTCGTGAAGCGTGACCCGGTGATCGACGCTGACGCCCCGGTCGTCGACGCCTGGGGACGGCCCACATACACCGAGCGCCGGATCCCGAAGGCGCAGTGCAGCTGGGCAGAGCACCCGGCATTCGAGGACGTCGCGGGCACGCAGGTCGCGGTCGTCAAGGCGGTCGGTCACCTGATCGTGGACGCTGACACCGAAACCCTGACGGCGCGTGACGCTGTCGAGTTCGGGGCGCGCCTGTTCGAAATGCAAGGGCCCGGTGTGCGCCGGGTTGACCTGGACGGCAAGCCCGATCATGTGCGCGCCGAGGGCACGTTCTGTGAAGACGTCAGCCTCGGCGAGCAGGTCACCATCATCGCGGCGGGCGGGCGCAGTGACCGCGGCGCGGTAGCCCCTGACGGGGAGCCGGTCACGGTGATCGCCCGTGCGGTGACCGCCGGTAACCAACGGCAGCGGTTCGGCGCCACCGGTGAAGTCGTCGCCGCCGCATTCACCGTCGTGCTCGACCTCGACACGCAGATCCGGGACCGAGACTGGCTGATCGTGCGCGGCCGTGAATGCCGCGCGCTGGTTGGCGAGCAGCTTTCCCAGTGGGCCGACCGCAATCAGCTTGTGGTGCTGGCGCAGTCGGCGACAGGAGGGATCAGCTGATGGCCAGGCAAGGCAAGTTCCGGCTGAACAAGAAGACCATCGCGTATATCGCGAAGAACGACAAGGGACTCGGCAAGGCTCTCGACGCCGTCGCGAACGCGGCAGCCGCCGATGCTGGCGCGACCGTCGAGGAGTACATCACCGACCGGCAGGTCCGCGGCATCGTCGGATCCAAGGAAGACCAGGCGAAGAACGGGTCGGCGTCGAAAGCGTTCGGCCGGTTGGGGCTGAGGTTGCGATGAGAGAACACGCAGACGCCCGCGGCGCATTCGCCGATGCGCTGGAGACGTTCCTGGCGCTGCCCCCGAACGTGGGACTGTTCGGGGACGCGTGCCGGGTAACGGTCGAGGAAGTGCCACTGGACTGGAGTGTGCGGACCGGCCCGCCACTGGTCACCGTGTACGACGACGGCGGCCCTGAACACTGGCCCATCAAACGTGACCCGACGATCCGGATCACCGTGCGCGCACGGGGCTCTGATCTGGCCGATCGTGTCGCGCGCCGCGTGCATGGCTACCTGCACGACAACTGCCCGCCCGGGATCGCGCACATCTTCCGCACCGGCGGAAGCGTGTTCGTCACCGCGCGGGACACCGACACCGGCGCCGACATGGCGTCGTTCACCGTCGCAGCGGCGGTGCTCACCATCGAAACCGTCTGACAGACAAGGAGACAGCACCAATGGCTGGCAATCCCGACAATGTGAAGATTTATACCGAGGCTGATGTCCTGTTGTGGATGGGTTCGGCGCCTCCGACAGCCGCGGACCTGCCGGCGACGATCACCGATCCGTTCGTGACGACCGCCGGCAAGTGGGGTTTCTTGGGTCTGCTGGTCGGCGACGCGGGTATCGACACCGCCCGCGAATGGGACGAGAAGGACATCACGGCCTGGGGTTACGGCACGATCATCGTCGCGTCGAAGGATTTCAAGCTGACCCGCAAGGTGTCGGCGCTGGAAGACAACGAGGCGATGCAGCGGATCATCCTGCCGGGCTCGACGGAATCGGAAATCGTGGTCCCGGATCCGTTGAACGAGTACATCGCGTTCGAACGGCGCACCGCCAAGGGAGAGATCCGTCGCGAGATCTCAAAGCGGCCCGCGCGGCTGTGGGTGCCGAACATCAAGGACGCCGAAGGCGACGCGACGCCGCGCGAGATCGAGTGCCGGATCTTCCCGGACTCGGCGCGCCGGCTGTTCGCCGCGCAGCAGAGCGCCGCATAGAAAGGGCACTGGACATGAAGACAGTGGAATTGCTTGTCAACAAGCCCGAGTTCCTCAAGGGATCGGTCATCACGGTCGACGACAAGTCGGCCGCGGTGCTGATCGAGAAGCAAGAGGCCAAGGTGTACGACCCGGACGCGGAGTCGGCCGAGGCGGCCGAGCCGCCGAAGGCCAAGCGCCGCAGGGGCCGAGGCAACACCGCGCAGACAGTGAATGTCGTCGAAGCCGACATGCCCAACACCGAGGAGCCGCTCGACAGCGACACCGAGGCTGACGGCGAGGGCGGCGACCACGTCTGATGCCGCACGGCTGGAAGCGCTCGGCGCGACCGAAGCCGAAGTGATGTTCCGCGGCCACACCATCCGGGTTCCCCTGAACCTGGAGGTGTGGCCGCTACACCTTGTACGCCAGAACCCGATCCGGCTCGTCGACTACCTGCTCAACGGTCAAGAAGGCGGGTTCGGCGACGAGGTAACGGTCGACGACTACCGCGAGCTTTCCGACGCGATGGCCGAGGCCGTCGGGGTGTCGCGGCTGCCCGAGACGCCGGACGCCCCGGACCAATGGTTCGGTGGGATACCGACATTGGTCAACATCCTCGAGAACCATGAGGACGATCTAGCCAGTGATCTTCGGCATTTCTGGGGTGTGCGATATGCCGAACGGTTTACGGGCACTTTGTCATTGCGCGAGATCTGGACCTATGTTCGTCGACTGCAACCGACGTCGGCGATCGTGCGCGCACAGAACGGTGGCAAAGAGCAGTGGACGGAACATATGTTTGTTACCGCATCTGTATATCAAGCTCTTACAGGGGAAATCTATCCTGGTCGCCCGCTCAAGCCTGAGGAGCTGGCAAAGGCAATAGAAGCTATGCAAGCGAAAGCCGAACATGTCGCTACCTTGAGAGAGCGCGAGGCCGCTTACGCCGCGCAGTCGTCGCCCACGGCGCCTGCGGTCTCGGCTATGGAACAGGCAATCGCGAACCGGCGACAGGAATTAGGAACCGCTGAAAACCATGGCTAACACCAACCGGCGCGGGGCGAACACCACACCCGAAGACGACGCGGCCAGCACCACCGATGAACCAGACCTGGACAAGGCAACTGTCGAGCTCAAATGGGCTGGACTGACATTCACGATCCCGAAGCGCCGCGGACGTTGGCCCGTGAGCGCTCTGCGTGATTTCGCGCGAGGCCGCAACTACGAAGCTGTCGTGACCCTGATTGGCGGCGAGAAGCCCTGGCAGAAGCTGGCCGAGAAGTGCCCGACCGGCGACGCCTTCGACGAATTCCTCGACTACGTGCGGGGCGTCATCGAAAAGGAGTGCGTGCTGTGAACCCGCGGCGCCCCGGGTATCGGTGGCGCCGACTACGAAGCCGCCCACTCCTGCGTTTGTGGGACAACCAATTCCAATACATCACCCGAATCGAAACACCTCTGTATGTCGAGCCGTGGCCGACCTGGCTGCGGCGGATTGTGCGGCACGCGCTGCACCTGAGGTAAGGCGGATGCCACACCGTGGCAACAGGTTCGGATTTCGGGTACTACACCCTCCCCGTTATCCCGTCCTTCGACGGTATCGAGTCGAAGTCGCAGACGGCGCTGAACCGTGCGGTGGGCGGCCTGGGAACCAAGCTCGGCAAGGACTTCGGAAAGAACCTCGCCGACGGCATCGGCACCTCGACGGCGCAATTAGTACGCGCCTACGACAACGTCACCAAGGTCAAAGACAAGGCCGCCGATGCGACCGGAAAGCTCGCGACCGCCGAGGCCAAACTCCAAGAGCTACAGCGCAAGGGCGCCGCGAACGACCGGATCGTCGCCGCAACTGAAACGCGGAACAAGGCCCGCCGAGACGAGGCCCGCGCGGTCAAGGAAGCCACCGCAGCGCAGTCAGAGTATGACGACTCGCTGAAACGGCACAACAGCGCTAAGGCGTCCGGCGATGTCGATGCCCTTGGATTCAGCTTCGAAGGGATGGCCGGGAAAGCCTCGGTTGCCGCCGCCGCGCTGGGCACGGCGGTCGGTGCTGGGTTGGCCGCTGCAGCGGCGGGCGTAGTCACACTCGGCAAGGAGCTGTACGACCTCGGATCCCAGTTCGATGAGACGTTCGACCGGCTGCAGATCACCACGGGCGCCAGCGGAGGCCAGCTCGACGCACTGGAACTGTCCGTGAAGAACCTGGGCCGTTCTGTTCCGCTGCCGTTTACCGAACTCGGCAAGGTCGTCGGCGAGGTGAACCGCGATTTGCACCTGACTGGGCCGGAACTGGACAGTGTCGCGAAGACCGTTGCGAACCTTGGCCGGCTGACCGGTGAAGCCGTCGATGTCCGCGGGCTGGGCAAGGCATTCCGGTCATTCGGAGTGGAGGCCAAGGACCAGCAGTCGACGCTGGATTCGTTGTTCGGCGCCTATCAGCGCACAGGTATCCCGGTCAATGAGCTGCTTGCGACCGTCACCAAAGCGGGCCCGCCGCTGCGCGCGCTCGGGCTCTCATTCGGGCAAAGCGCCGCGCTCGTTACGTCTCTGGAAGAGGCCGGGCTCGACGCCGACACCATGCTCAAGGGCGGACTGACCAAAAGCCTTGCTGCACTAGCGAAGGGCGGCAAGACCGGCGCAGAGGCGCTGCAGCAGACCATCGCAGAGATTCGGCGCCTTAACGACACCGGCGATGTGGCTGGCGCGCAGAACCTCGCCAACAAGTTCTTCGGCAACAAGGGCGGTGCATCGTTCTTCGACGCGATCAAGTCCGGGGCGTTGGACCTGCAATCGCTGCAGTCGGCGCTGGAATCGACCGGGGCATCGATCAACGACACCGCTGCGGACACGGACGATTTCGAGCAGAAGTGGGAGATTTTCAAGAACAACACCGCGACCGCGCTGGAACCGTTGGCGTCCAGTTTGTTCACGTTCGTCAACGATGGCCTTGGCTCGCTTACCGATTGGGTGCAAGCGCACCAACCGGAGATCATCGGATTCTTCAGTGCAGCCACGCAGGGCGTCATCCTGTTCGGCGAAACGATCCTGCGGATGTCGTCGGACGCGCTGGATGCGTTGTCGTGGCTGGTCGGTGGACTGGGGAACACGGTCGGGTTCACGCTCAAGGCGGCCTCGGCGTTCGCGTCGCTGACGGGCGATAAGGCTGGCGCCCAACGGATGCACGACATGTCCGAGAGCGCGTTCTCGTGGGGCGAGGACATGCGGGGTCTGGCTGACAAGCTCGACGGCGCCGCGAACGGTCTGTTCAATCTGCGCCACCGGGTGCAGGCCACCGGCGAGGAAATGGCCACGGCCGCACGTCTTACTTCGGCGCTCGGTGACGTCACCGCGTCCCTACCCGATGGCAAGACCATCAAGATTTCCGAGAACACCCCCGAGGTTCAGGCCAAGCTCGCCGCACTGGGAATCCAGGTACACGAGTTGCCCGACAAGACAGTCAGCGTCACCGCGAATACCGCTGAGGGACAGAAGATTCTCGAGGCGTGGCGCAAGTCCATCGGCAACGAGACCGCAGAGGTGCCGGTCGGTGCAGACACCACGAAAGCCAAGCAAGACATCGAAGCAATGGTGCGCGGATGGGCAGCGCAAGCACCGCAATTGCCTGTGGCGGTCGGCCCCGCCGGTGCACCGATGCCAGGCTCGGTGTCCTCGTTCATTCCAGCACGGGCAACCGGCGGGATCTTCGACGTGTGGGACTCGGGAGCCTCGTTCGCGAACGGCGGCACCCTGCCCAACCGTGCAGTGATCCAGCCCGCGGTGCCCGGTTCCGGACTGGTGCAGTGGGCCGAACCATCCACCGGTGGTGAGGCATTCATCCCGCTCGACGGCGGAAAACGATCCCTGGACATCTGGTTGGAAACCGGGCGGCGCCTCGGTGCGGTCCAGGGGTTCGAGGTCGGCGGACTGCGCGGCCCGGATGTGATGGCGGCGCAGTCGTTCGTCGGAACCGCCTACAGCCAGGCGAACCGCAACGACTGCTCGGGAATGGTCTCCCGGGTCATCAACCGGGCGATGGGCATGCCAGACGGCGCGCTGATGAACACGAAGAACGCCGAACAGTGGTTGACGGCCCGCGGGTTCCGTCGCGGTATCGGCGGCCCCGGAACCATCACCGTCGGCTGGTACGACCACGGCCCCAACCCGAACGACGGCCACATGGCGATGACGTTGTCCGATGGCACAAACGCCGAATCAGGTGGCTCGCACGGCAATTTCCTTGTCGGCCCTGGCGCGGCCGGCGCGACAAGCCCGCAGTTCGACCAACACATGTACCTGCCGCAGTTGTACGGGGAAGGCCCCGGCGGCATGGGCGGCGGCGGAATGCTCACCGGTGGCGGCGGCGGGATGGGCGGCGGCGGTTACCAGGCCGGCCCACCCGGAAGCACCCCCGGCTATGGACCAGGCGGTGAAACGGGCTACTACCAGGCGGATCCGCGCAAGGTCCGCGAATCCGAGCAACGGGTTCAAGACTCCGATCAACGCGTGAAAGAGGCCGAGGCGCGGCTGCGTGAACTCAAAGCCGACGCCAAGGATTCCGAGAAGCTCTCGGCGCAGGGCGCTCTGGACAAAGCCAAACGTGAAGCCGGAGACGCACGAGCCGACCTCGAGGACGCCAAGCGCGGAAAGTTCACCGCCGCGAAGGAAGCCAAGAGCGCAGCTGGCGGCAAGGGCGGCGGTGACGACGTCGGCGAGCTGGGCAAGATCTTCGGCGGCGGACTCATGGAGACGTTCGGGCTGGACGGCTCGTTCCTGCCGAACATCGAAGACCTTGGCATCGTCAAGTTGGCCAAGGCCATCATGGGCATCAAGTACACCCCTCAGGGCACCGGGTTCGCCGGTGGGCTGCTCGGCGGCGCGGGCGGTGCCGGGGGCATGGGCGGTGCCGGCGGTGGGTTCCCGGGCGCGAGTTTCGATGGTGGCGGGGCCACGTCGAGCCTGCCGTTCGGGATGGTGCCCGAGGTCTCCTCGATGCTGCCCTCACTGTCCGCGGGCGCCGGACATGCCGGGTCGGGGATGCCACCCGGGGTCGGCAATGGGCCGATCGACCAGTCCACGCACGTCACCATCCAGAACCCGCAGGGTGACGAACGCTCGATCGCCGACCGAACCCGCCGCGTCCTGCTGAACACACCGCGCCAGATGACGCACGAGCCCGTCGGCGGTGGCCGCTGATGACGAGCGTGCAACTGATCGGGCCCCGCCGGAACGTGCCGTGGTCCAAGCTGTCCGCCGCTGCACGCGGAGAAGCGGTCTCGTGTGCATGGATCGGGTCGGACGGCCGGTATTGGCCGCTCACCGGGCAACTCGCGGGTAGCGAAGGCGCATTCATCACTGGCCCGATCGACGGCATGGTGCACGTCCCGTTCGAAGGCGTGTGGACCACCCCGGCCTACGGTCCGCCGCGCTTCGAGCGCACCGTCGACGGCCGCCGCGAGATCTCGTTCACGTTGGGTCTGATGTCGGACAGCTCTCTGGGCTGGTACGACACCGAAGCCCGGTTCTGGCGCGGCTGCCGCAAAGACGCCACCGGGTGTTTCACGGTGACAACGCGCCGTCACGGGCAGTTGTGGATCCCGATGCAACTGCTGGAAGCGCCGAAATGCGCGCTGCCGGACGACCCGGCGCTGCAGCGGGTCGCGCTGCACGAAATCATTTTGGCCGCTGACGGGGAGCCGCGCTGGCACCGACCCGACACTGCGCCGCCGCCGTTCATCCGGCCGCCCGGCGGACCGAGCCTCGGATTCATTCGGATCGCGAACCGCTCCACCGAACCGGCGTGGCCGATCTTCTTTGTGCAGGCGTCCAAGACTGCACCGTCGAAGGTGCGCCTCGGTGACGGGCCGAACGCGATCGTGTCGAGCGAAGAGAACCCGTTCGATGACTGGCCGAAACTGTCTCGACTGTTCGGGATCCCGTTCGTCGACGAAATCCTCGGCACGTTCACCCGCACTCGTGACGCGAACATGATCGACGTCCCCGAACTGAACCCCGGGGAGCACTGCGTAATCGACACCGACCCGACGCACCGGATCGCGATCACTGCTCAAGATCCGCCCGACAACCTGGTGAAAAAGTTCATCCGGAACAGCGAATTGCTGAACTGGATCTTGAGTAACTACGGGGATTCGGGGTTGCCGCTGCTGCAGCGGTTCCGCGGTCAGGGATTTTCGGTGCCGATTCCGCCGAAAACTGTTGCCACGATCCCGGTCTCGCATAACCAGGCTGGCGGCAAGATCTGGTGCCAGCTGCCGCAACGCTTCGAAAGCGCGCTCGCGTGACCGCGCCCACCCTCACTCTGGACCCCAAGACGCTCGCAGGCGAGTTCACTCCCGAGTTGCGGATGCATCTGCTGGAGCGCCGCTGGGCGTACATGAACCGCCGCACTAAGGCGCCACTGGTTCGTATCTGGGACAAGGAGTTCCGGTTCATCGCCCGCGTCGAGAACCTCGACAAGTGGGACTGGGAAGAGTTGGCCACCGAGGACGGCGAGGCCAACATCACGTTCTCCGGTAAGGCCAACGATTGGCTCCGGGAAATCATCACCTACCAGATCGGTGACGACGAAGACATTCACATCACCATCGATCCCGACCCGGACAAGCCGCACGATTTCCGGACCCGCTGGGGCGGCAAGGTTCAGGTCATCGAGGACGACGAGGAAGCCGGAAAGGCTGCCGTCACAACACTTAAGTGCATTTCCAATCGACGCCACCTCAAGGGGATCTACCTCGCAGCCAACCCCATCTTCCCGATGGAGGTGCAGCTGCCGAAGATGTTCCTGTGGGGTGGTCCCACGATCACGACCTGCGCAACGGCCATGTTCTTCAACTGCATTCGGCTGTTCACGCTCAACGGATTCTTCCCGGTACCGCGCAACATCTTCGCCCCGGAATCGTGGCTGCAGAACCTCTCGCCGCTGAATTGGCCGGTGCAGATCATGCCTGTTGCAGGTCTGTTCGACCAATCACGTTGGTGCACAATCGGTTCACGCTGGAAGGACTCCCAAACCGTCCTGTCGCCGGTCATGAAGGACGCCGGTGTCATCTGCCGCGCCTACACGTGGCTGCCCGGCGACCCCGCCCCGTACACGATGTTCGGCCCCGAACTCGCCGAAATCCTCAAGCCCACACGCGCATGCGTCATCCTGAGCTTCGAAGACAAGTCCGGCGTGACAGGCCCGACGGGCACCATGCTCGACGGCGCAATCAACCTGTTCGCCGCCACCCTCGATGACCTGATCACCGAGACCCTGATCCCGATCGACGCCGACCACGACGGCGAGGTCGACCCGTTCTTCCGGAAACTGCTGCTGGTTTCCCCGAAGCCGCCGCCATTCGTCTACCGAGACGTCGGATACGGAAACATCCGCCGCCGCAAACTACGGATCTACAAATCGCGTGCCACCGACATCATCGTCGGCGGCAAATCGCCCCAATGGGTCAACCAGGCAATCACGTTCGCGATCCGCTACGGCATATCGCAACTGGCCCAAGTGATCATGGGCGTCGAGGCCGCTGGCGTCGAAGGTCTGGACAACCTGTACCAAGGCCAGCTCGACGACGTGTTCCTGGCGTTCATGCGGTACGTCAACCCGATCCGGTCCGCGAAAACCGGAAGTTACGCCTTCCGTGAGTACTTCAAAAACCCGGGCGGCACCGCATACGTAATCAACGCCATCCAAGAACTGGCCGCCGGCGACTACGAAATGAAGCCGTACCGGTCGATGAAGTTCGACGTCGGCGACGGCCAACCGTACATCCTCGGCGAGGACTTCTGGCTCGGCGATCGTGTCTCAGCGGAAATCCGGGGCGTGGTCTACACCGACCAGATCATGGCGATCAAGGCCGAAGGCGACCGCACCTCGTCGGGCCGGCCCACCGTTTCGTTCGGCGACGACTCCCGCGACGAGGACCCGGTCGCCCGCGGGTTCCGCACCATCGGCAACGTCGCGAACTTCGCGGCCCTCCTGGCAGGAAGCGGGGACATGTTCTGATGAGCAGTCGAAACAAGAAGCAAGGCAAGGTCTTCCCGAAATTCCCGTACGACCGCAAGTTCACGAAGGCTGAACTCGACGAGATCTTCGCCCGGCAGGACCGGCTGTGTGCGGCGTTCCGCGACGCCGTCGGCCCGAACGGATGGGGACTTGGCCTGCCGGAAGACCATTTGCAGCTGCTGATGTTCCACGGCGCGTTGGCCGGCGTCGACGTCGACGACGAGAAGGCATTCATTCGGGCGCGGCGCCTGCCGGATCAGAGCGGACGCCTCGTCGACGCCGTCGAATGGGTCGTCAAGAAGGAAGACACCCCGCGCGCCCGTAGCCGGGATGCGCGCCGTGAAGCACGCGCCCGCGCCAAGGAAATCGACGAGCTGGATCCCGATGTGCGCGACGCCCTGATCGACATGGTCAAACGCAAAGGCCAACGCGTCTACGACCGCGGCCACGCCGAAGTACCTGCCGAGGACCGCGACGAATACACCGCCGACCTGGCCGATCTCGAAGACGAACCCGAAGACCGCGACAGCGACGACACCAAGGAGGACACGCCGTGACGTCTGCACTGATCCCCACCGAGCCGATTTTCCTGGGGGAGAGGGTCATCCGAACCCTGTTCTACGCGGCGCCACGCAACCCAGGCGACCCACAAACCATCATCGGCACATTCACCCTGATGCCCGGCGAGGACAACATCGTCCTCGACGCCATCAAAGGCGACAAGGGCGACCGCGGCGACATGTCGCCGTTCTGGCGCCCGCAGTGGGGCTCGACGATCAACCTGCCTGTCGACCTGCCTGACGACCTCGGTGACGCCGACGCCGGAATGGCCTGGTACATCGCTGGTTACTGGCATATCTGGGATGGCAACGGCTGGCGCATCATCCTGGGCGCGATCCCCGGACCGCCCGGACCCACCCCGATCGTGCACGTCTTCGCGCGCGGGGTGGCGCCGCCGTCGGGTGGCATCACGTATCCGCTGGAGCTGAATGTCGTTCCGGGCGGTACGGATCTGGAGCCGTCGTTCTCGATCGACGTCCCGTTGATTCCAGGCCCGCAAGGAGACAACGCCCGAATCCTCGAGGCCGAGGACTTCGTCGGCCCCATCGAGGACGGCCAAGCCCTCATCTACGACTCCACCCTCGCCAGCGGTGCGGGCGGTATCCGCGGCGGCAGCCCAGTCGGCACCCCAAAGAAGCTCAGTGTCCCCGAGAATTCGTTCACCGGTGGCACGTACGGCTCGACATGGAACATCGTTGCGACGCTCATCGTTCCGGGACAGCCCGCCGCCTATTACCCCGAGGTCGACGGACATCTGCGGTGGAAGCGCAGCGGACTGTTCAACAGCGCACAGATCGAAGTTCAGGTGCGGGCGCTCCCGCAAGGCTCGACCAGCGCACCGGAAACCGGCACGCTGGTCGGGCGCGCCCTGTATGACCCGTCCACTCTGGACGCGGAAACCATCGCACACGTCCGGGAACACTGGTCCGACACCGCGAACCCGTCCCGCGCGATCAGCCCGGAGTCGGGCGAGGGCCGGATCCCGGCCAACACCGCGATGGTCTATTACGTGCTGCTGTACCGCATCGGCGGTAGTGGCTCGGTGGTATTCGCCACGCCCGGTGCCCATCTAGCGATGACGCTGCAGCCGGTGAGCTGATGCCGCGCAGTATCGACAAGTTCCCGGAGAAGCGGGGCGCCGGCGCCGCCTCGCTGAACAACCCGCTGCGCTCACAGCTGGATTGGGAATCGGCGCTCGGCGACACCACCAAACAGGCTGGCGAAAAGATCCGGGGCGCGATCGACGGCGCGATCGATCAAGTGATCGAGTTCATCTATGAGGAAACAGGACTCGACCTGTCCGTCCTATCCGAAATCATCACCTCGCTACCCGGTGGCGGTAACCCGATGGACGAACTGGGCGCGTTCTTCGACGCGTTGCGTGCGTTCTTCCCGTTCGACCTGAATGCGCCCAGTTTCGATCCGGCAGCCGCCGCGGTGGCGTTCATCCAAAACATGCTCACCCCACAGGGGTTGCTCGCCGAACTCGCCGGCGGGAAACTCAAGTCCGGCCAGGAACCACAGCTACTCCTGAACATCAAGGACGCCGTCGGCGGCGGCCTGAACTCGACCATCGTCGCGATCGAGAACCGTCTCCAATTCCTTGGCACGTCAGGTCAATTCCCGGCCGCGCAGCTGTTCGGCGGCATCGCGGCCGGCCTGATTTCCGGGGTGCTTGCTGCCGCACAGGTACCACTCCTGGACGCAAGCAAGATCGGGAGCGGCACATTAGGAACCGGGCTTATACCTGTGCTCGACGCGTCCAAGATTGGGTCAGGCGTGTTCGGCACGGGGCTCATCCCCAATCTCGACGCCGGGAAAATCACTTCGGGCACACTGCTGGGCGCGCTGATCCCCGGCTTGGACGCTTCCAAGATCGTGTCGGGGTCACTCGGCGACGGCATAGTGCCTGGCCTCGGACTGATCCGTGATGCGATCGGGCAGGCAATAGATGGCGGCAGCACCACGGGGTACACGCCAGCGCAGATCAAGGCGAAGCTGCAGGCGTTCCCGGGCGCGAACATCGCGGGCAGTATCGCCGCAACTCTGCTGTCCGGAGTAATCGGCGCAGCCCAGATTCCCGGCTTGGACGCCTCGAAAATCATCTCCGGGCAGTTCGGCAGCAGCGCCATCCCTGACCTGGACGCCGCAAAGATCATCACCGGAACCCTTGTACTGGCACGTATTCCAGGGCTGCCCGCAGGTCAGATCACTTCGGGTGTATTCGGTGCCGGGCTGATTCCCGGGCTGGACGCCAGCAAGATCACTTCCGGTCAGTTCCCGCAGTCGATGCTGAACATCACATCGATACCGGGCAACATCATCACCGGCACGGTCGCTGGCGTGCAAGCACTGCAGGACTCCATTTGGCAGGCGTTCGGCGGTTCCGGTTCGGGCAGCACCACCAACGTCGCGAGCGTCATCAACAACTACCAAACCCGCATCACCGCGTTGGAGGGTGGCGGAACACTCACCAGCTTCGGAGCGAACGGCACCTGGACCAACCCCACCCCGACTGAACACAAACCGTTCATCGTCCGAACCTATGGCGGCGGTGCGGGTGGCGGCAAGAACACCACCACTACAGGGGCACCGGCCGCCAAGGGCGGTTTAGGCGGTGGCTGTGAAGAGAAGACGCTGTACACCGACGAGGTGGCGTCCTCGGTCGCCATCACGGTCGGTGCGGCCACAGCCGGGGCGACAGCAAGCGGCGGCGTACCGGCCGCTGGCGCGGTGTCGAAATTCGGCAGTTACGTCCAAAGCGCACCCGACACCGGAGACCTGAACCTCAAACCAGGTCGCGGCGGAAACGGCGCAAACATGCAGGGCGCCAACGGAATGGAATCCCCGGAGTACGGGGAAGGCAACCGATACGTTTCGCGCTCCGCACCTGGCGCCGGAACCACAGCAGGAACAGCCGGTGCGTCCGCTCCGAGCGGCACGTCCTGCGGCGGTGCCGGCGGTGGCGGTGGAGGCGGCCAATCCGGCAGCCCGGTTACCGGCGCTGCGGGCGGTAACGGTGGCACCCCAGGCGGCGGCGGGGGAGGCGGCGGCCGAGGCGGCACCAACATCGGAAACGGAGGCAACGGAGGCGCTGGCCGCGTCGACGTCATCACGTTCTAACGAAAGGAAAACAGGCCCATGGGAACCGCGACAATCATCGACATCAATCTCGATCACTGGCACCAACCGTCTCATCTTCTGCACCTACAGCCCCCACTCACAAGGTTCAACCCCGAAGACGGTTCCCCGATCTCGCACGAATACGTCATAGCCCACGTCAAAAGCAGCGAAAGCCATTTCGCCGGAGCGGGTATCGATCTGTTTCCCACCAACGCACAAGCCGAATTCGTCAACCCGACCATGGCCACCATCGGCGGCACCACCGAAGAAACACCACTAGCCCAGTACCTCGAGACCTTGGGCTACCAACTGAAAGGGCAGTTCTCATGACTAACGCAGATGATTTCCCGGCGAAGACCGTCAAACAGAACGCAGACGGCCACGTCGCTGTGCGGCGCAACACCGCCGCCGACGACCCTATGGCGTGGGGCGTCATGACTATCGACGCCGGAGGCCATTACGCCAGCAGCGCCGAAGTCGAAGAATGGCCCGTCATCGCTGGACCGCCGTCATGATCACCGCCGTCAAGGTCGGTGCGCTGTGCGGTGCGGTCGCGGCGGCTACAGGGGCTTTGACGTTCGTCGTCGCGACTCATATCGCGCCGGGCGAACGCCAGCGGGATCCACGTCTGGGCGAGCCGCGGGGGCGGTTCGGCTGGTAGTGCTGCGCGGCATCGACACTGCCGCGGCGCTACCTTCCGAAACGGAAAGCGAGACAACATGAACCCGACCACCGAAGACCAAGTCGCGCAGCTCATCGTTGCGGAAGCCAAGGCGCGTGACTACACCCGCGATGAGTGCCTGGCCGTGAAGTCCACGCTCTATCAAGAATCCGAATGGGACGAGGAAGCCTGGGACCCGACGCACACCACTTACGGTGTCGCGCAACAGGACGTCAGCTACGTCTACCGCTTCGACGGCGCCGCAGCCCAGATCAAGGCTTTCTTCGACAAACTCGACATCTGGCGGCGTAAGCCTGGTGCCAGTAGCGACATCTGGCTCAATATCGCGTGGATGCAACAGCGCCCGAACTGGGAGAGCGCGCAGTACTGGTACGACCACGGCCGACGCGCGTACCTCACCGAGATCAAGTCCCGCATCGCCACCGTCACCCCATATCTGGACAAGTACTGGCCCGCCACTGGAGGGAATACCACCGTGCCCGCAGCGCAATTCGACTACGGCATCACGAAAGTGATGCACGGGTTCAACCCGAACACCTCCGATAACGCCACTGGCAACAGCGACGGCCCGCGCGGCTCCACGGCATACGTCGTCCTGCACACCCAGCAGGCCAAGGCGAGCGCGGTCTCACTGGCCAACTTCTGCAACAACAGCTGGAAGACACAGCCCGACAACCCCGTTTCCTACAACCTCGCCCTCGACGACAAGGACACCATCGAGATCGTGCCGGTCGTCGAGGCGCCATGGTCGGCGGCGGCGGCCAACGTTATCGCGGTGCACATCTGCTTCGCGGGCAGCTTCGCCGAATGGCTGGCCGGAAAGTGGCTGGAGACCGACGCCAGCGACGGACTCAACGAAGACGCCATGCTCACCCGTGGCGCCAAGGCCGTCGCGGCGGCATGCCTACAGTTCGGCATGCCGGCCGTCTACGCCGGTGACGGCGGCGTGTCCGGGTGGCCGGTCCTGCCCAAGGGCATTGTCGGACACCGCGACTTCGGAGCACGCGGCGGTGGGCACACCGACCCCGGCAACGGGTTCCCGATGGACGAGTTCCTGCGGCGCGTGCGGGTATTTATGTCGCCGACCGCACCCAGCCAGCCGCCCCCCAAGGTGTTCCCGGGCGACTACACCGACCGCGAGCTGCTGGAGTACATGGCCGCACAGACCGGCCCGGGCCTGGACATCTGGGGCGAGGACGGCGACCTCGGCCGCAACGCGCAAGGGCAACGCCGCACCCTGCGCGCCGGCCTGGCCGCGCTCATGCGCAAGGTCGGGGCCTGACATGGCATGGCAACAGCCGCAACTGGCCGATCCGCTGATGGGCCCGACCGATGAGATCCGCAAGCTGCAACGCCGCCTGCTATTCGCGTACGCCACCAACAGCCGCGCGCACGACGAGGGCGTGATCGTGTCCGGTGTCTTCGACGCGGCGACCGACCGGGCCCTGCGCAACATTCAGCGCTGGCTCGCCGAGCACGAGGACCCGAAGTACAACAGCAAGCCTGGGGTGCTGACCTACGACTGCAAGACCCGGCTCGGTGTCGTGCTCGTCGCACCCAAGGCGTCGACGAAGCGCTTCATGCAGCAGGGCGTCGGGTTCTCCACCGATGCGTTCCTGATGGGCGACCCCACCCACTCCTACGTCGATGCCCGCACCGAGGGCGCCGCCGAGCTGCTACGCCTGGCGTTACCCATGGTCGGGGTGCCCAAGATCTGGATGGGCTACAGCATGGGCGATGACGTGGTGAACACCGCGCTCCTGCAATGGCCCGAAGACCGGCGCGAAGAAATCAAGCTGATCATCGGATTCGGTGGCCCATCCCGGCGCCCGGGCCCGACGCTGCTCGGCAACGATCCGGGCGGCCAAGGTATCTCGGGAGTGTTCGGGCCGGACTGGGCGGCCTCGCGCACCTACCAGTTCACCCACGACGGCGACATGTACCCCAATGCCGTGGGTCTGCTGCCGTGGCTCTACCAGATCTTGACTCGCATGGAGATCTCGCTCGACTTCGCCGCCTACCTGTTCAACCTTTTCGTGTCGACGGTGGGCCGCCAGCTGCTCGGACTGCTGGCCTCGGCGCTCCCGGGGGCCGGCGCGCTGTCGACGGTGGCTGCCCTGGTCACCACCGGGCCGACAAATCAGGTGGGCGGCCAGATCTTGGATGTGATGAGCTTGTTCGCTCTGCTGCCGCAGATCATCCAAACAATCACCGCTGCAATCAGATTCGTGCAGACCAACGCGCACTTTCACTACCACGACCAACCCGAACCGTTCTGGCGCGGCTTGAGCGCCGTGGACTGCGCCGCCCAGATCATCACCGAGAAGGTTCCCAACGCAACGGTATTCACCGTGCCTGGCACCGTCTCATGGTGGAACGACGGCCCACCAGCCTGGACCGCCTGGAAACTGCCCTAGCCGGAAAGGACGAACTGCCATGCTCGACAAGCTCCGTACTGCTCTCACACCCAAGGTGCGCCTATGGCTGTACGCAGTCGCCATTGCACTGTTTTCGCTTCTGCAGTACTACAACCTCGTCGACGACCAGGCCGCGCCGATCTGGCTGAACCTGATCAGCACAGTGTTTGTGATCGGCGGCCAGGCTGTGGCGGTCGCCCACACTCCGCGAGGCGGCAACGGCCAGTGAACTGGTTGAACCCGGCCATGTGGGACGGCATCGGCATTGTGTCGTTCCTGATCGTGTTCGTGGCCGCGTTCGTCACGGCGCAGTTCCGTGGCTGGATAGTGCTCGGTGTGCACCACCGAGAGATCATGGGGCAGAAGGATCGCGAGATCACCGCCCTCGAGAAGCGGTCCGACGAAGACGCCGAGAGTATCGCGAAATTCGCGGCCACGGCGGCGCGGTCCACCGTGGCCGCCGAAGTGCAGCAGTCCATCGTCGAGGCCATCCGCCAACTCGCGCAGGAGCGCACACCATGACCTGGTGGCAGCGCGAGATCGCGACCGCCCGGGAGCGGGCAGACCGCGCCGAGCAGGAACAGGAGAACGCTGTGCAGCGGCGCAAGGAAGCCGAACGCATCGACGAACGAGCCCGGAAAGCCGAAACGGCGCTACGTAAAGAGCTGCAGCTCAACGGTTTCACCGATGCGCTACGCAAGGTGCTGATCGGCGGTGCGGCATGATCCGGGTCGAACTGCTGGCGAACGCCGCTCTTTGCGTGCTGGCCGTTCAAATGGTCGGATACACCGCCACCTACATGCTGGGCTCCCGCGGATGGTGGCGCAGCCGCCTCGGGAAAACGTACGCCGTGAAATCTGTGCTGTTGACGTTGGTGCTGATCCAAAACTCGGCCAGCTCGCTATCCGATCAGGACTACCCCGGACGCAACGGAGTGCGCCTGGCCGTCTACGTCGGCGGCGTCCTCGCAGTCCAAGCTCTCTGGATCATCCTGCGCCGCTACCAACGGCAAGGAGCTGTCACCAACACGGAAGACAAAGGCACCTTCGATGACTGACATCGCAGATATCCCATGGTTCAAATGCATCGGCCTGTACGGCAACATCGTGCCCGACACCCTCGATGCCGGGTATCGCCCCGACCATTTCAAACCATGGGGCGCGATCACGTTCACGCCGCGCGTCGCCGGCCCGGACAACAAGCTAGCGCCCCCGGAGCCGCAGTTCCGGCTGACCACGCACACACCGCCGATCACGCTGCTACTCGTGCCGTTCGAAGCCCGCATCGAAAACGGGGTGCTGAAACTACCTCGCCTGGATGCGCCGGCAGGGGAGAACCCGACACCAGCCGAAATCGATCAGCAGCGCGCCAGCGTGGGCCTGGACATGCTCGCGAATTCGACTGTGCTGCAACTCGGTGAGGGCCACAAGCTGGTGTATCAGGTGCAGTTCGGAACCATGAAGGCGCTGGGCAAGGAACACACCTTCGATTCGTTCTGGTTCGTCGCACCCACCGTCACCGACTTCACCACCGAACCGAGCTGGGTGCCCCCCACGATTGACCTGACAACCGTCGAACGATTCACGCCGGTTATGTAGTTCGCCCGATCCCTATTTTGGAATCTTCGGCAGTGTCCCTTTGGCGATCTCAACTGCCTTGGCGCACAAGTCAATACCAGCCCTCCCGGAATCTCCCCCAAGATTCACGCTGACTGATGATCGCTGGGCAGGCAGGGTGACAACGCACATTTCAGGCTCTTGATGCTGTGCAGCGTCGACCCCGGCGACGGCAATCTTCTTCTCGCCCTTGTCCCACATACTCTGAACGGTGACGTTGCTGACGAACATGTTCAGATTCCATATTTCGGTGTTGCTCGCAGATTCCCATTCGCATCCACGTAGGCCCGTGTTGACCCCGCCGACGGCGTATACCTGCTGGGGCGTCAGCCCCCAATTGCGTAGCTCAGATGGCGTGAACGCGTGGCAGGGATCGAACGTTGTGCCGTCGCTGCGGCCAAGGTCGAGCGGCGCCAGCGCGGAAGTCGGCGCTTCCGACGCTACGGGTTCAGGACGGTCTGGTTGTCCGCAACTGGCGCAGGTGATCGCTAGCGTCAGCGCGCATGCGGCTCGAAGTGATGTCATTCGTTTCCCCCTCTGTTTGATTGGATTCAGTTTTGTTCACCCCCGTGAAGCTGGATCCAAGCTTAGCGCCGTGTGGCATCAAATCGTGGGATTAGAAACGCCGACCTGACCTGCTATTACGAGGCTGGCCTCGCGTCGTGCGGGTCGTCGATCCAATCAGCGGTGTCCAGATGAGTCCACTGGCCGCTTGGGTTGTCACCTTCGGCGACGGCCTGCTCATCGGTCACCGGTGCCGGATAAAAATGGATCGCCCCCGAGCAGGTGGCGCATGTGCCTGTCTTCTGAAAGCGCTTGATCGCAGTCATCGCTCAATAGTGAACGACCGCGCGCCCACAATCCGCGCAGCTCCCAATCGATCAGATAGCCCGCGGGTACCAGGCGGGGATCTGATCGGCTGGACGCGGGTACTTGCTCAGGTCTTCGATGTACGTCTCATCCGTGGGTTGAACCGTCCAATTGGGAAGCTCGTTGTAGTTGTAATCGAACGAGCACTTCCCGTCCGGCTTGGCGGTCAAGGTCACGGAAAGCCATGCACCGTTGCCTTGGGAAGCCATGTATTCGCGAAGCTCTTTGAAGGCGCGGATCATGTCGATTGGAGACTTGACGATGTCCGCCTGGCCGTCATCAGTGGTCACTACGACCTTCGACTCTGCGACAGAACCTGCCTTGCGGTACTCCACCGTCGCCTCACGCCAGCCAGCAGGGAGGGCGTCGAACAGCGGCTTGACGACCTTGGTCTGCGCGTCCCCGAGCTGGACAAGGTACGGCGGTTGGTCAGTCATTCCATCCCCTCTTAATTGTCGAAATGGTAGGTACTGTTGAGCTTTCCGTCAACGTATGTCTCGACGGTGTACGACTCGGGGCGTAGTGAATCGCCGGGATACGAGATGTCCACCTTCACCTGAACTTGCCCGTGCTCCGCGAGTTGTCGCCATTGGGTTTCAAGGTTGTAGTAGTCGCGGGCCCCGACTTGATTGAGCGTGTCGCGCATGGCCGTGATGTTGATCGCCTCGCCCGGGCCGCCGAATTGAGTACCGAATATGTGGCCGCCTTGGTCTCCAGGTAGCCGGTCGGGGCCACCGGCGATCCGCTGTTGATGGCCGTTCCGGTCTCCGGTTTCGGCTCCGTGGTCATACGTCATCTCGGCATGGCCGACGCGGCGCTGATCGTCAGTGCTGTACTGGAACCGGTCGTCGACGTTGTAATGCGTGTTCGGCGCGGGCTTGTTCAGTTCTTGATTCCATCCGCCGGGGCCGCCGGATTCGGCAGATACGTGATTGAGTTCGGGAGCTTGCGGCCCCGTCTGCATATGATCGCCACCTGCAGAATGCCCGCCACTCGGCGCCGGATGGTCGGCGAGACCGGCTGGGGTGTGTTCTACCACCGGTGCGGGGTGGGGGGTGTCGATGCTGTGTGGGATTGCTCGTGTTTCTGCGCCGGTGAGGTCGCCGAGTAGTCCGCGCATTCCGGCTGATGCTTCACCGCCGAGGGGCCCAGTGGTAGCGACCGAAGCAACGTCGAACAGTTTCTTGCCTGCGAATCCCGCAGGGTCGTTGACGAGATCTTTGACATCGCCGGGCAGCGATCCGAGAGGGTTGGCCATCTGATCGGCGGTACCGAGTACGAATTTCGCCCAGGATTCGGCCACGCCCGGTGCGCCGGGTCCGCCTTGTCCGGTCAGGTTTTTGGCTTCGTCGACTATCCCGTCGACACGGCTGTTGACACCGTCCCCGAATTTTCGGGCGACACCGGTGCCGAAGCCGTCCGGGGGTTTGGGGGTGCCGGGAAGTTTCTCGAGCGCACCGACCGTCCCGGTGAAGCTGCCCGCTTTAGTGGGGTCGATGGTGATCTTGTCGCCCGTCGCGGGCGCTTTCGGGTACCACTCTTTGTAATTGGCCTGTGTATCGGCGCCCGCGGCGGCGGCCTGAGTTTCTGCGGGCCGCCCGTCAGGTTTGGCGGTGGCAAGATTCTGCAGTGCACCAAAGGAGCCATCGGGCTTGGTCGAGGAGTTCGGCGTAACCGGAAGTGCCGCACCGGCCAAACCGGACGGATCGGGAAGTGTCTGGGCGGCTTTGACCGCCGCCTCGAGGTCGGTGTTCGCGGCGTCACCGGCTGCGCGGATCTGCCGCAGTGTGTTGGTCAGGTAGTCCAACTCGTTTTTGTCGTACTTGCCGTTCGGCGGGGTGACTTCACCGGTGTCGTAGTTGATGCTGAATTTGCCGTTGGCTGCGTCGCTTTCGATCTTCTTGAGCAGCTGTTGCACGCCCTCGAATTCGTCGGCAGCGGCGCGGATCTTGCGGGCCGCGCCCTGTTGGGCTTGGGCGTGGCCGTCGAGGTACTTGCCGTGCGTGTCGATGTCCTGGTGGGCGGCATCCCCGGAGACGCCTTTCCAGCCGTCGCCCATGATCGGCAGACGCTCTACACCGCGTTTCATGTCCTGGTTCGCCCCGGCCATGCCGTCGAGGGCATCGGCTACGTCACGGAACGTTTGGACTTTGGCGCGTTTGATTTCGGCCAGCGACAACGACATGGGTCAGGCCTTGGCCTGTGGACGGTTGCCCAGGATGTTGACGGCGGTTTGTTCTTCCATCCCGGCGAACGCGTACCCGATCTGATCGAAGGCATCGCGATAGTGGGTGGATTCGTTCTCGACGTGCTTGGAGTGGCCCTGCCAGTTAGTCGACTCGCTGCTCAGGGTCGAGGCCGCGCCACCGACCCATCCGGACATGGCGGCGCTGATCTGTCCGTGGGCTTTGGTGTGCGCGGCACGGTGTGCGGCCAGTAGCCGGTCCATCTCATTAGCCGACCGATGCAGCGATTCGGGATCGACCTCGAGTCGGCCCAT